AGCGCCCGTAGTAGCGCCCGTAGTAGCGCCCGTAGTAGCGCCCGTATAAGTCGGAGTCAATCCAAGCGTAGCGTCCGTAGTAGCGTCCGTAGTATTAGTTATGCGTTGTGTTTCTGCTGAATCTAATAGCTGTCCAAAAAGGACTGCATCGTCTTGCTCTGCTTGGTTTGCCGCTGCTATTTGCGTGGCTGTTCTGCCCATAAAGGGTTCAGTAGTTGACGGAGTAAATGTAGTATCAGTGAAATATTGACGGCCCGCACTACCCGGACGACGCGCAACTTGCGCCCCCGTAGGAGTGGTGTATGTTTGTGCAAAAGCATTGGGCACTAGTTCTCGGGTGGCTGTGTAGTTAGGTATCCCGCCCGTGTAACCAATAGGTTGTTGCTCTCCCGTGCCAAAAAAACTTGCTACACCTTTAGAATCGTTAGGGTTTATAACGCCGTATATACTCGCCGCAGAAGCTATGTCTTTAGCTATATTTCCAAAATTAAGGTTCGCAATGCCACCACCGCTAGGCAAATATCGCTTTTTAAGAAAATCTGTAAATACACTCATTTTTAGCGACCTTTTAAAATTTTTAACAATTCGTTATTTAAATCAACGGTTTGCACTGTACCGCCACCATACATCAATACGCTGTCTACGGCATCAAATTGTTTTTGTTTTCCCTTGCCTAATATCCTATCTATATTTTCTGCAAGAGACAGGCTTGGATCGTACGTATTAGTTATATTAGCAACACCCGCTTGCTCAGTGGACACTCTACGCATACCACCTGTAGGGGTAACACCTGTTTCACCCAATCCACCACCGCCACCACCGCCACCACCACCGCCACCGCCCGAACCAGTGACAATAGAGGTTGAGTCGCCAGTGCCAGTGACAATTTTATCGGCTACGTCAGTGACAATAGAGGTTGAGTCGCCTGTGTCAGTGCCAGTGACAATTGAATCGCCTGTGTCAGTGCCAGTGACAATTGAATCACCAGTGCCAGTGCCAGTGACAATTGAATCGCCTGTGTCAGCGCCAGTGACAATTGAGTAGGGGTCGTCCGTGCCAGTGCCAGTGACAATTGAATCGCCTGTGTCAGTGCCAGTGACAATAGAGGTTGAGTCGCCTGCGCCAGTGCCAGTGACAATTAAATCGCCTGTGTCAGCGCCAGTGACAATTGAGTAGGGGTCGTCCGTGCCAGTGCCAGTGACAATTGAATCGTCCGTGCCAGTGCCAGTGACAATTGAATCGGCTGTGTCAGTGCTAGTGTCAGTGTCAGTGACAATTGAATCGGCTGTGTCAGTGTTTTTAATTACGTTGTCAACAACGTCATCTTCTTCCTCCCCTAAAAAGTTTATACCAACCGTAGCCGCAGTATTTGCTACATCGGCGTAAACGGTGGCAACAATCGTCTCCAAGTCTTTCCCGAGAATAGCGGCGGTGGCAGCGGATGGGAGCCCCGACTGCTCGGCAATAATATCAATGACTGCCTGTCGTATACTGCCGGAATCTTTTAGTCCACCCGGCTTGTTAAGAACTGAGTTAATGGCTTGATCTAGAATTGGGATACCGGTTGTTACGCCCACATTGGTGTTTGAGCGGGGCAGGTTGCCCGCTTGTATAACAGGTTGCCCCGCTGGGGGGGTGCCAAATACTATAGTCGCCTTCTTTGTTACGGGGTTAAGCACTAGTTGCGCTTGCTCGTAAAACCGGAGGAACTCTTTAATTTGAACGAGCAGTGCGTCCGCAATATCTTTAGCTTTGTCCGCAGCGGTTTTTACCCCGCCAAGGACGTTGGGTGCCCCTGCGCCAATCTGAGGGCTTGGTCCATCACTCGGTGTAAGACTGTTGTAAATACTCTGTAATAAAACAGGGTCATAACCGCCAGCAACATCGTATAGAGTCGTTGCACGATTCGAAAAAAGTATGTCCTCGAATGTAGGACCGCCATAGTCGGAGTCGGCAGGGTCCACTACCGCTCCCGTAGAGTTACCAGCAACACGTTGAAGACTGATAAGTCCTTGCGCATTTACGGCGTTGGGGTTATGTGGGCGGGGGACTACATATGGCATGTTCTTCTCGCTGATTTACTTGTGTTACGGTGTCGGTAGCGTTTCAGGTAACGCTGACACAAAAGTTACTGTTAACAAAGTAGACGGCGCGGCAGGGCGCGGGGCTGAAGCCGCTTTGTAATCAACTATTATGTCTATATCGTTTGTTGCCCACATAAGCTCTATGTACTGTCCTGCTGTTACGTCTATAGTAAAATTGTATTCAAAAGCATCTGTACCGCCCGAACCAGATACAAGGTATACCCACGGATGTACACGCACCCTAGCCGTATTTGCTACGTTTACCCCGTCTCTGCGTACCCAAAAAGACAACTCCTTAGCGGTAGCACTACTACTGGTTAACTCTACCGACAGTTCAAAGTTATAGACCCCCGAATACGTTGGGGTTATTTTTGTCTTTGGTGCTCCCGTTACACTTATAGCTTCTGTTAAATACGAGTTCTCAAACTGCAACGCATAGGCCGTGTTTATAGCCGCAGCACTTTGGTCCGTAGTAGAGAAAAACTTAGCGTTAGGAAGACTTAAAAACCTACCGCCAAACTCCCCTAATAATGTATTTATTCCGTTTCCTAGCAGGTTAAAAAACAAACGTAAAATGTTGTTCAGGTCACCTAAATACTGCTTGAGCGGGCTTTCCTTGGGTATTGGCAGCGCAGGTATTTGAATCTTTTGTAGAAGCCGTTCATTAGCCACTACCCCCTCCTACCATCAGGGCGCATATCCAAACGGGGTATACCTAGTTTCCAAGCCACACCAATAGCAGTCGATTCAAGTTTAAACGCCATTTGCCTGCCACGCACTCGGACAAATACTTGTCCTGTAAACTTCTCAATTGGCACAACAGCAGACCGCGTTACCGTAGCGTTATCGTTTCCACCTTCAGATGCAGGGCTATTATACCCAGAGCCAGAGTTTTCCAGAGGCAACAAAGTCATTACCGCAGCAGGGCTATTGGCAGTAGACCCATCAAAAGTTACGTCTGGTAGCATTCTGTTGATAAACATAAACCTTTCGCCGTCGTCCAAGTCAAACTCAGAGGACACTATCGTAGCTGTGATTGCTACCGTAGTTGCAGTTTCTTTGTTGTCATAACCCACTTCATGGTTAACTAAGTTGTTACTGTACGTAGCAGCCACCGGGTTGTCTCTTAAGTCGGAGTCAATCCAAGCAGTGCGTGCTAACGTGCCGTAATACCAAATACCTTGCTCGTAATTATAGACTGCGTAACTGTCGATCTGAGTAGAGTCCGCAGAGCAATAAAACCACCAAATCTCGTCAAACCGCTCGTTAGTACCCGCTATTACTTGTTCATATTGAGCGGAATTAAAGTCATTAAATATGTAACTGCGGATGCTGCATGACAGCGTTTTAACCGTAGCGTCGTAGATATAAAACTTATCCTTACCCATCCAGTAAGCTATGTTGCCGGAGTACGCCGCTGCGTTAGGGCTTGCTATGGTGATGTTGTCACCGAGTAACTGCGCACCCCAAACCTCTGGAGCACCTAAGTACTGAAGGCCATACAGGGCAGTATCAGTCCAGATTAGAATCTCTTGCCGCGCTTGGAGTGTGGTGATGATCTCACTACCTCTGGATAACCGTAGGCTACCAGCTTGGTTAGTAGCAGCAGGAGTCCAGTTAGCTACGTCTTCTTGGTCAGACCAACGGATAAGCATCGGGTCGAGTGGGACGGACCCCAACTCGTTTGCACCAAAGCAGAACGCAAATCGGAAGATGTCTGATACGAATGCTTTATTAACTACAGTAGGAACATCTGACGCACCGGCAAGCGCAGACACATAGACCGCTCGGGTGGCTACCCCGTTACTTGCTTCCCAGTAAAAAGGTACACCCCCACGGTAAGTAAAGAATAGGTCTTCACCAAAGTTAGCTTGGCTCCATAAACGGATGGGGGCGTTTGTAGTGTCCCCAATACCCCATTCCCCCGAACCCCAAGTACCCGCGCCCCAACCGACAAAAGGTACAGCAATTGCGTTACCTGTATTGATTTGGTATGCCGTAGTAACCGTGCCGCCCCCCACCGCGCTAGAGGAAGCCGCAGACGCGGCTGTTATATTGTAGGAATCGTCGTTAATAAAACTGATCTGAAATTCAGCATTTAGCGTAAGGCCACCTACCGCAGTGCCTCCACTAAAAGTTACAAAGTCATTTGCAAGCGCACCGTGGGCAACATCCGTAACCAAAACAACAGCCGAACCGGAAGTTGTCGTGAAGGGATTAGTCAGGGTAACTGTGCTGCGGATGGGGGTAACATCGTAGTAAGCCGTGCCACGCTCAATGTAGTACTTGAGGTTAGTGCCTACAGAAACAAGATTTTGCCTACCAAGCGTTACCCAATTGAACATGGAACGGCAGACACCAAGAAAAGTCGCACTGGACAGGCGTGCCCACCCACCGATCTTCTGAGGCATACCCCGTCTAAACCGCACTTTATCAGTTTCGTACCAACTGCCTTCGGCAGCATAGCGCGTGTTTTCGCGGTCAACTCCGGGTTTTAACTGTAGTTTCTGAAACGACATGCACTAGCTCCGTAAAAATTTGGCTTCGGCTGCGCGTCTACGCACAAGCCCTTGAAGTACTTTGCCTCCTCCTCGACGCCACTTGTGCAGCTCGGTTATAGCTTCGGGCCAGTTCTCTTCGTTAATTTTCCGTTGCAGGGTGCTAGCCCGGTATCTTGCAGTGCCTAAGTTATACGCGAAATCTGTTATTGCGCCAAGGGCTTGCGGGTATCTTAGCAAATTAGGCGATGCTTTCAAAACGCCAATTAAATACGTTGTTTCGAGAGTACTCGATAACCACTCAAGGGCAGTTGCTTCGCTGATGGAGTTGTCCTGCATAGTGACTTTAGTACCGTCGGGTTTGAAAACGGTTCCAAAACCAATGCTAGGGTATCCAGCGGGGCAGATATACGGTGTAGCACTGAACCCCTCAAACTCTATGCACAGCTTTGTAGCAACTTCTAGGGATTCACTTGCTGCGTTCGTAGACCCTCCCTACAAACCAAAAAGTCAGAATCATGGTCAGTATCGCCATATCTTCGCTATTCCAGCTTGTGACCAGCACCTCAGTCCACAAGCCGCCAGACCTAACAGCTAGGTATATGCCGACAATCTTGACCACTGAGTACATAACCACGAACCAATACGTTACCAAGGGTCTAACCAGCGCACTGATTGCCGCGACGAACCAACCAGCAGATCGTGCAGTCTGCCCCTGCTCTTTTAACGCAGCGCCCATCGCATCAAGTTCTGCTACGGTCATAGCG